AATAGTAAAGTTAAAGTTGTTGAAGAAACAGAATCAGCAAACTTAATAACAGCTAAGGACTTAAAAGCAATAAACGATAAGATTAAAACAATAGAGAATCTAGTTGGATTCAAGAAACTAAGGTAATAAACATGGACGACAGTAGCTATAGTGATACACTAAGTATTATAACAGAACAAATCAGGATGTTGAAGATATCATCTAATATAAAAGAGTTAAGTAAGGATCAAATAGATCAACTTGACAAGCTTATTAAGTTAAAGCTTCTATTAGAAGGTGAAGCAACTGAGATAGTCAAGAACAGTGTTATATCATTAAATGATTATGATGATGAAACATTAATCAAGGAACTAAAGAAACTTAGAAAGAAATCAAAGTCTAACTTAAAGAGTGTTTAATGGCAACACTACAAGAACATATAGAGTTATTAGAAGAAGAGTTATGGCGTCGAGGAAACTTGACGTTTTTGCTTCGTGATTATCAAGTTCCACTGTACAAAGCTTTAAAAGGTGCAATAACAGATGAATCTGTATTAAAGTATGTCTTAAACTGTGCAAGAAGGTTTGGTAAGTCAACAGTATTACTTATTATAGCATTTGAGTTTGCTATACAAAATGATAATAGTTTAATAAAGTTCGTTGCTCCAACTGGTAAACAAATAAGAGAGATTGTAGATGAGTTATTAAGACCATTGCTAATAACATGTCCGAAGAAACTGAAACCAAAGTGGAATGGTATGGATTCATTTTATAAGTTTCCTAATGGTAGTAAGATAAAGTTAGCTGGAACTGATAAAGGACATGCTGAATCATTAAGAGGTGGCGCAAGCCACCTAAGTATGGTTGATGAAGCTGGGTTCTGTGATGATTTAAGTTATATTATCAAGAGTATCCTAATGCCAACAACATTAACAACAGGTGGAACTATATTACTTGCATCAACTCCTCCTAAGACTCCTGACCATGATTTTGCAGATATAACACATGACTGTAAAGAACGTGGAAGTTATCAAGAGTTCGACATATACAAGAATACAAGTTTAACGGAACATAAGATTAAACTATATGCTGAAGAATCAGGTGGATTTGATAGTACAGATTTCAAAAGAGAATATCTGTGCATTGCAAGTGAAAGCTTAGTAACTGTTAGAGATCCAAATGGAAATATAAAGACATTAACTATTAGAGAGTTAAATAATGAACTATCAAGCAATATATAATAGATTATGTGAAAGAGGCCTAAAAAGAAAGCATAAGCATAATGCTGGTCTTGAAAGACATCACATTATACCAAGATGTATGGGTGGAACTGATGATAAATCTAATATAGCTATTTTAACTGGAAGAGAACATTTTGTAGCACATCAGTTATTAGTTAAAATATATCCAAGGCATCATAAGTTAATATATGGGTTAAATAGTATGATGAGAAGTTCTTTTGGACAAGTTAGAAATGCTAAGCATTATGATTGGATTAAACGTTATTACAGTAAAGTGCATTCTGAAAAAATGAAAGGTAGAGAAATAACTTGGGCACATAAGATTTCTAAATCACTTAAAGGTAAAATAGTTAGTGATGAAACAAAAGAGTTACAAAGCATTGCACAGAAAAAAAGATTTAAAGATAAACCTGAAAGTCACGGTGGTAGAGGAACAAAGCGTCCTGGAGTTGGTGGAAGAAAGAAAGGATGTGTTCCTTGGAACAAAAATGTGCCAATGTCTGAAGAAACTAAACGTAAACTTAGTGAAACACAAAAGAAGAGACTAAGGAAATGTTAGATATATCATTAAATAATAAAGATTATGAGATACTTACTCCTGACGGATTTAAACCATTTGACGGCATTGGTTATTCAGGAACAGTTAATACTCTAAGAGTAAGTGTTAATAATAATCACATATCAGTATCTCATAATCATAAGTTTATTGGTCAAGATGGAGTGATTATCGCAAATGAACTTCAAGTAGGTGATTTGATTCAAACTGAAAAAGGCTTTAAACCAGTTGACAATGTTATAAGTGAAGTTGGTGAGAAAAAAGTATATGATATATTAGAAGTTCAAGATGGAAATGTTTATATTGCAAATGGTATAGTTAATCATAACTGCCAGTTTGTAGTAGATGATACTTTACAAATCATAAGTGAATGGGATAGTGAGAAGTTTGTATTTGAAGTTGAAAAAGATGAGTTTTATAAATACTATCATAAGTATGTTGCTATGGATCTTGGTTTTAAAGATTTAACTGCTTTATTATTTGGTTATTATGATTTTAAGAAAGCATCATTAATAATAGAGGATGAAGAAACAATATCAGGACCTAAAATGACTAGTGATGTATTAAGTCAACTAGTATTTGATAAGGAAGAAGACTTGTGGCAATATCAAAAACCATATAGACGTATTAGTGATAATAATGAACTTATCTTAATAAATGATATGTCAGTAACACATAGTTGTCACTTTATACCAACGAACAAAGATGAACTTGCTGCAATGATAAACGAAGTTAGATTGTTTGTAAAGTCAGGAAGAATAATAATACATCCAAGATGTGAAATGTTAAAGGGATGTCTTGAGTTTGGAATCTGGAAGGACAGCAAGGATAAATATCACAAGATGTTTGGTCGTTCTAAGAAGTATGGACATTATGATCACTTAGCAGCATTAGTATACTTAGTTAGGAACTTAGACTTATATACAAACCCAGTTCCACTTGATTATGGTATTAGTATTGAAACCCACCACATAAACCCGGATATATACGAACAACATTCAAACGCAGCAGATGAGTTCAAGAAGTTGTTCGGTGTTAAGCGTAGAAATACAAAACTAGACAGTTACACAGGAAGAAAGAAATAAATAATATAGTTATAACTTAGAGGATTTAATATGGACGAACAAAGAGATCAGTATTTTGCAGCATTACCTGTAGAAGAAATAGGCGCAGAGATCCTAGATAGAGTAGAAAAATACTATCAACATGTAAGAAAAACTGGTAGATTATTACTTTGGAGACGTTCATTTAATACTTATTATAAAGAACTAGCTATTGGAACAGAGATACAGTCAAGTGGTGAAGAAGGTGAGTTTGCTAATATCAGTATAAATCACTATCAAAACTTATTAAAGCATCTTTTAACTTTAACTACAAATGAAAGGCCTGCGTGGGAACCTATATCAATCAACACAGATCATCGTAGCCAAGCACAAACAATACTAGCTAAAGGTTTACTTGATTATTACATGAAAGAAAAGAACTTTGATGCTCATGTTAAACAAGGTGTTGAACAATCACTTATATTCGGCGAAGGATTTGTATTAGAAGAATGGGATACAGAACTTGGTAAGCCATACGGTGTTAGTCAAGAAGAGGATGGCTCAGAGAAAGTTATTAAAGAAGGTGATATACACGTTCAGAACTTAACTCCACTAGATTGTATTAGAGACTTTTCAAAAGAATCACCATTTGGACATAAATGGCAGATAGTTAGAACTGTTAAGAATCGTTGGGACTTAATAGCACAGTATCCAGAGTATGAAGATGCTATTAAAGGACTACCAGATAAATCAGAATCATTTAATGAGTTCAACTTAACACTTATGGATGAACAAGAAAGTGATGATGTTGTAGTATGGACATTATATCATTTACCAAGTGCAGCATTACCAGAAGGTAGAATGGTTCAAATACTAGATGATGAAATAACGTTACTTGATAATGCTCATCCATATCAAACATTACCTGCAAAAAGAATAAGTGCTAGTGATGTTATAGGTCACATTTGGGGTCACAGTGTAGGATTTAGCTTATTAGTTATACAAGAAGCACTTGATGCATTACATAGTACAGTATTAACGAATCAAACTACATTTGGTGTTCAAAACATTATTATACCTAAAGGTCATGATATTTCAATATCTAGTTTAACTGGTGGTTTAAACTTAATAGAATATAGTGGTAAAGATGGAAGACCAGAAGCTATTAACTTTACATCAACACCAGCAGAGATCTTTAAGTATATTGATCAACTTGAACGTGAAATGGAAACTATATCAGGTATTAATAGTGTAGCAAGGGGTAATCCAGATAAGAACTTACAATCAGGTTCAGCCTTAGCATTAGTACAAAGTATGGCTATACAGTTTAGTTCAGGACTACAACAAAGTTATGTTAAGTTACTTGAGAACTTAGGATCAAGCTTAATAGAACTATTACAAAACTATGCTACAACTAAGCGTGTTGCATCTATCGCTGGTAAGTCTAAACAACAATACCTGAAAGAGTTTGAAGGAAGTGATTTAGATCAGATTAATAGAGTTACTGTTGATGTTGGAAATCCATTAACTAAAACA